TGTATTTTCATCACTTTTTCATCTTCTTAAGCTGGTTCATATCTGCTGTGGCAACAGCACCAATCTGCGCCAATGCTCCAAGACTACCACCAAATATATATGAACCGCAATGCTTAAGTTCCATCCAAGGACACAGCCAGACTTTCATTCCAGCTTTACGTGTATTGTAACAAAACATATAATCTTCTGATAGATATCTCTTAGATTCAGGATCAATAATACAATCAAAGTAAGCCATAATCTCTCTAGAACCATCGAAGTTTGCGGTTCTGACATGATCAGGCTTGTACTTATATTCGGGATAGATCTGGTCATACTTTTCAAATGTTTCACGACGAATCATCATAAAACCAGTACCAGCTTCACCAACTTCAACAGGCTCATTAACCGGAACAGCTTTTTGTCCTGCTACCGGATTAAAAACATAATCGCCCACAAACTGTTCAAGTGTATTTGGATCATCATCAGCTACACCTTGATCAACTGCCATCTTGATCTTTTCCCATGAGATGTTCTTTTTTGGATATGCTCCAGCAATAATGTCATATTCAGATTCTTCATCTTGCAAAGCCATAAGTGCAAGCACGTCTTTAGGATTAAATCCAATGTCCGAGTCAATAAACATAAGGTGCGAGAAACCAGATCTGATAAACTCATCAACACAATAGTTTCTAGCTCTTGTAATTAAAGACTCGTTGAAAAGGTAATAAAATCGAATCTCGATATTATATTTTGCACAAACAGCGGCTAAGTCTGCGGTCGATCTAGCAAACATGCCGTGACATTGACCGCCATACATAGGTGTTGCTACAAACAATTTCCTTTTCTGCAATTCCTCAATAGAAATTTCAGTTTTCATCATATACCTCGTTTTAAGTTAAACAGATTTTTCACCATAATTGCCTTGGTACGTACCATTGCTTTCTGATTCAAGAATGAGGTACTGACCAACTCTAGTACCTTTTTTAATTTTTGCTGTTCCTGATGTAACAACCATAAGAGCAACCATAGATCCTTTGTATCCAGTATCATAAAGACCAGAACAAAGATAAACGCCGTTTCTGATCAAAGAAGATCTGCTGATAACAACACCTGCCTCAGACTCTCCGATTTCAACATTATTTTTCATAATGATCTTGTAAGATCCCGGCTGTAAGACATAAAACCCATCCGTCTGAACTGGCATCTTTGATGTGATTCTATGTTTCTTGTCAATTTCGTCCAAGACGAAATCAGACGACTCAATTTTCTCCACTTCTTCTAAACGAATATCTACAGCATTTGGTTGAACATCGCCTTTCTCTACGTTAGTAATTTTAGTAGAAGTAAATTGTGATTCAGGATGCAGAAGCATTTTTACTTTCCTCTTCAAAAGTGTATATCATCAATATAATATAATGTATTGCTTTTAACAGATCTTTTTTGTTTTTACCATCTTTTTTTCCGTATCTAAGCAAATATTTTAAAGAATTATCTCTAGCAGTCATTTCAAGTGTACCTAGAGCTTCCCAAACATCAACAGCTTGCATATCGGTTTTCTTGCTTTTGTAGTGCTGGCTATAGGTTGACTCAATATACTCTTCAATCTCGAATAGAATTTCATTTTCTTTGTATTTGAATTCAGTCATTTTTGGCCCGACATCTTCTTTCTGTTCTTAAGAGCTTGCTGTCTATGATAAGACGTAGCCTTATTGTAGAACACCTGACCGTTGATGTTGTCAATATGATGAAGAAGATTTCTTGCAGTTAGACCTACAAATTTCTCTACGTTAAACTCACCATTGATGTCCTGAAATCTAATGCGAACACCAGAGGGTCTTTTGACCTTACAAACAACATCACTTCTAGTTATATCGGTTTCATCCAAATATATATCCTCACCAAATGTAGTCGTAATAACAGGATTAAACATTGCAAAAATTGGATCTGTGTCCAAGACAATCACTCTTGCATTCAAACCAATTTCGTTTGCAGACAAAGCCAATATCTTATGTTTTCTTATTGTACCGATCATGTCGGTAGCCAATTGTTTAGGGTCTTCAATAGGATTGTTAAAATCAAAAGGGTCTAACTTTGTTGTTAGAATATCGTTCTTAGAGTCTACAAGTTCTCTATCTTCCATTATGCTACCTTACTAAAACCTTTCACTTTTTCGAACTTTATAACATTATCAAAGGAATCATGTAATTGATCCCCTTTATGGCTAATGATGACGATGTTAGACATGTCATCCGTTTCATTGATCAGTTTCATAAAATCATCCGTTCCTCCCGAATCAAGAGAGGAGTCAAACACTTCATCCATGATCAAAATATTTGTGGAAACACTATTCTTGAGTTTAGCAATCTTTCTCCACGTAAACAGGAGCGCAAGATCAATTCTAAACTTCTCCCCCTCGGAAAAAGAATCATAACTAAAGACATCTCTATGTCTGGACAAAATCTTCTCTGAGAAGCTTTCATCAAGCTCAAAACTGACAAAAAAGTCCATAGCCTGTAAATACTTGTTGATAAGAGAATTCATAATGGGAACATATTGTTTTACGATCTTGGATTTAATTCCACTATCTTTCAACAACGACACAGCAACCTCAAGAATGCTGGCCTCTTCCTTTAAGACAAGATATTCTTTTTTCAATTCTTTGAATTCGCCTTCAAGCTTAAGAAGCTCACTATCGTCCTGATCTTGTTTACGCTCTTTATTGAGTTTATCGATTTCACGAACAATGTCAGAGACATAATTATTGTTCATTCTTATCTCATTATTTTTCTCAGACAACTCAATATTTTTTTGAGTCATCTCTTCAAGAATGTTTGAGATTTTATCGATTCTAGAACTGATCTTCTGATTTTTTTCTGAAAGAGAATTCAGACCTTCTTCATAATCAGATATTTTTTTAGATTTTGATACCTTAATTTCATCTCTGAAAGTGTCGTTGATGTCTTGATGACACGTCGGACATTGATCATTTTTTTCATAGAATTCTATATCTTTTTTGATCTTACTAACTTTTTGTTTGATTCCATATTCTATCTTTTGAATCTCATTCATCTTTTGCGTAAGATCTTTATTCTGCCTTTTAACATCATTAAAATCAGAAACGTGCTCGACAAGAATATTAACTTCTTTCTGAGCGTCTTCTATTTTTGATTTGGTTTCATCTATTTTTTTGTTGTAGTTGGTTATAATTTCCTCAGTGTTACGATTAAGTTTTTTCTGAGTTTCTTTAAACATCCTGATGCTTTCCTCTTTTAGACTTCTTTTGTCAGTATTTTGGGAAAGTTTGGTCTTTAAAGAAGATATTTCATCTTTAACCAAACTGCTCATAGATGAAAAAATCTTAATATCTAAAATGTCTTCTATTACCTCTCTTCGGGAAGTTGTGTTCAATTGCATAAAGGGAACAAAGGATGCTGATCCCACAATAACTACCTGACAGAAAGACTTGTAGTTTAGTTTAAGTATATTCTTTTCAAGAACCTCTTGGTAATCCTTGTTTGCTGCATCTTGACTCAACAGTTCACCATTCTTGTGGATCTCGAACACATTGGGCTTTATGCCTCTTGTTATCTTGTATTTATTTCCACCAGTCTCTAATTCTAACTCGACAAGACAATTTTTCTTGTTGATAGAATTTATGAGTTGAGGCTTGTTAATTTTTCTAAACGGCTTGTTATACAAACAAAATGTCAAAGCATCTAGAATAGTAGACTTGCCTGACCCATTGTCACCAATGATCAGTCTGGTTTTGTGATCTGCTAAATCTACTTCGGTAAAAACGTTTCCTGTAGACAGGAAATTCATCCAACGAATTTTCTCAAACTTAATGTACATTATTCCGCATTCATTGCCTTGTAGTAGATGTCGTGGATCTTGTTTTTGAGTTTATCAAGATCCACGTCAGTTTCAATCATGTCAACATATCTATCCATGATCTCTCTGGTGTTTTCAATATTGTCTAAATCTACATCCGAACTTCTCTCTTGGTAGATCATTGTCTCATCGACAATCTTAACCTCAAGAGGAGAAAAAGACTCTAATTCACCGATGAATTTGTCAAACTCTTCAACGTCAACCTTTTCCTTAACAACAACACGAACATAGTGGTCTTTTACGTCTACCTCTTTAGCAGACTTCTTGTACTTTCCAGAACCGTCTACAACGTACTTCGTGTAGATGTCGTATGGATTCTCAACAAAAGTCAGTTCCAATGTCTCTGTGTCCAAAACATGAAACCCTTTGACGTAACCATAGTCAGACCAATTCATCTGGTACGGGCAACCAAGATAGTATATTCCGTTGCTGTCCGATCTGTGATGAAAATGTCCAGATAAAGTTTTTTCAAACTTTTTGAAAACAGAGGCACTCAGACCTTCTTTACTGAGTTGTCCCGGATGCATCGTAAATCCTTCGATTTCAAGATGACCTATACACAAACGAGACTCAGAAAGCTTCAACATATCCATGCTTTGTTTGTGGTTGTCGTTACAAATCCAAGGAAGATACAGAGCCGTAACACCAAAAAGATCTACTTCCTCTGGGTCTTTGTAGAAGTTAATATTATTATAACGTCTGACAACTTCATCAATAGCATTAATCTGATTAGTATTCTTGTAGAATGTGTCATGATTGCCAACAATAATATCCATCTCCATACCCATTTCTTCTAGAGGCTGAAGAAATGTCTTCCTGAGATTATGTGCTGTCAGAAAGTTGATATACTTTCTACGATCAACAACATCTCCAAGATGCACAACCTTGTCTATTTTGTTTTTCTTTAGGTAAGGAAAAAATACCTTATCAAAAAATTTTTCAAAATAGTTGTAGTAGTTAACATTATCATTTCTAACACCATAATGTGTATCGGCAATCAAAACAATCTTAGCCATTCTTTTCGTCGTGCTTCTTCTCTAGCTCGTCCATGTAATCATTTTGTATATACGTATCTGCATACGGAAGCGTGGCCTTGTCAGAAAGTGAGTAGTCCACAAGCTCCTGATTTACGTATTTGTAATCATAGTACTTTTTCTTAATAAGGAGAAGCTTTTTCTCTTTCTCGATCTTCCTAATAAACGCATTCCAGATGATCTGTGTGAAATAAGCAAAAGGATTGCTTCCCTTAGCAGGATCAAACTTCATAACGGCTTCGAACGCATTTTCAATACCATCACCAATCATGTCCTCTTTAAAAATATACCCAGAGTAATTTGGTTTGGTGGCCAATCGAGTTGCAATTGTCTGTAAACAAATAGCAATGTCGTTAGAAATAATCGGTCTTTCTTCACCGAGCTTATCTGCTTCATAACACTCTTTCTGATGCTCAACTAGCCTGAGATAAAACGTCTTGTTGTCGATGTAATTTACTGGTGTTTTCTTTTTCATATATCAAACTCATAAACTTTAAAATTAAATTTTTCCTCAGTATATATCTTTAGACGTGCTTTGAAATGAAGATAAGTATAATTCTCTTTTTTCTTATACTTGATATCGTCAGAGATGTCGTAAATGACAGCTTTGTTTTTAATAGAAGATTTTCTGAGACCCCTACCAATCGACTGAAGATTCCTGATTCTGGATTTAGACGGAGACGCAAAAACAACATTATGTAAATTTTTAATGTTCACTCCGGTACTGAATACGCCATAAGACGCCACAATAATTACATCATCATTGTTCTCCGCATACTTTCTAACATACTCCCGGTCTTCTGCTTTAGTCTTCCCGTCTACGTAAAAAACGTCCCTACCTCTATCCTTCAAAAGATCGAATAATATCTTACCTTGCTTGTCTACCATCTGGAAAAGAACAAGAGTGTTGCCTTTGCTTGACAGGGCTAAATTTCTTATGAATTTATTTCTCTTGTCGTTAGAACAGAGGTAGTCGATCTCCTGTTGGTAAGTCGCACCTTTCATAAACTTTCTAACTTCATCAGAGTGGCTTAAACAAACGCACTTTATCTTCATGTCGGCTAGGTGGTTTGCATCCATCAACTCCTTGGTGGTTGTAACTTTCCTAACAGCACCAAAAAGTCCTTCTAAAACAAGCTTGTTCGTGTACGAACCATCCAGTGTCCCTGTGAACCCAAACCTGTAAGGAACGTCTGTCGTCTTCTCCATAATCGATGTTAACGATTTAGCCTTGAACAAGTGAGCTTCATCCCCTATAATGACTTTATAAGGAAAATAAAAACTATTAGGTTCTTTGTGTATTGACTGCCACGTAGAGATAATGACAGGCTTATCTGAAACCTTTTCCTTACCAGACATGACACAGTGAATGTTATCTATATCATACCCATAAGAAACAAAATCATCTCTCATTTGATAAACAAGAGAAGTTGTAGGTACGATGATAAGAGTCTTCTCTTCATATAATCTAGTTAATAGATAAATGATAAGAGATTTACCAGAAGCCGTAGGTGAGAGTAAAAGTGCTCTAGAGTTAGAAGTAGCATATTTTATAGCTTCAATTTGGTAATCTCTAGGCTTAATAGATTCAGGGACGCCAATGTCCCTGATAAAAGACTGAAAGTCTTTTATTGATAAAGGGTCTGTAGGAAATTCTACGCTGTACTCGTACTCTTTCTGTTCAAAGAACTCTTTGACGTGGCTTAAAAGTCCTGCATACAGTTTTTTCTTTCTGATGTTAAATAATCTTATTTTTCCGTCCCATAAATTTTTTTTGTATGCAGGACTAAATCTTGCACCGGGGACTTCAAATGTGAATAAATCACTCAGTTCGTATGCAACGTCTTCTGGACAATCAACATTTATATAAACTTCATTAACTTTTTTTATTTCTATCAATTCAAACCTTCTTTAAATCTTTCCCAGTCAATGATTGATTTAACCTGATATCCTCTATTGTTAATCTGCTGCATCACAGATTCTATAAGAGATATTTTTTCTTTCTGAAGTGCGACTCTGTTTGATATATCAATAATGTCATCGTCTTGCTGTATGTACATGTCTAAGTCTTGACGTAAAATCTTGAGTGGGTTTTGATTCCATCCCATCTCTTTAAGAGTATCTTTGTCTAAATCACCTCTATAGTATTCGTGCTTAACACGAAAAAGCTTTTTGTAATCAGACTCATATTTTTTAAGTTTAATTCTTTCTTCAGAAAGCATTCTAAGATACTTGGAATGTAATCTTGGAATTTTTAACGTTTCTTCTGTAAGAAGATCTCTTTCAAACTTGGAATCTTGATCCCAACTCTCATAGATATCTTTTATGTTCATCAACCACCAACTATTTCAAAATCATAATCTCTATAAGTGAATACTACTTGTGCCTTTGCAAACTGAGACGGATCTGATTGAGAATCAAAAAGTAAATCCGATAACTGAATAGGAAAAGCATCAGTAAACTTTAATCTTATATTAGGATTTTTAGCAGAAGTCAATATATTAATTGAAATATCTGAAAATAAACCAGTATCAGAAGCAGGTGCAGCATCTCTTACTGTAGAGTAATGATAGTTGCCCGGAAGCTTATAACTTTGATTTGTTACTCTACTCATCCAAGAGAAAATTTCTCTATAGTTTTCCATGTTCTCATCTACAAGAAAAGCAACGGATAAATCTGCAAAGAATAATCTATCACCTTGTAAAGGAGCGCCCTGAATCGGGTTTGGTTGATCAACACGACCAACAGAAATACCCGGAACATTAATAGACTGCACTGTGAAGTTTAGATCAGGGAGTCTTTTTACCCTAAATGTAAAATTATTAGGGTGGATATAGTTCAGAGAAGAGGGCTGTGAATTTTTGATTGCCATTATCTGTAGTACTGTACCAGTTTCTTTTTCTTCTTTGGTCTTGCCAGCTTAGCAAGCTGATAAGCGCCAATAGAACCTGCAGCACCGCCTAAAGCACCGCCAACACCAGCACCCAAAAACCCACCAACAGGACCACCTAAA